GAAATTATGGAAGAAGAAATTGAAAAGAAAGAAATTGAAAAGAAAGAAATTGACATCGACGCGCTTGTAAAGCGTTTCGAGGATCGCATGGAAGCACGGCTGGAAAAACTGGTCAACGCTCCCGCGATCAACGCGCCGGCCGTGATCAAGGCCGAGAACTTGGGCGACCCCGATCCGAACCGCGCGTTTGCACACTACTTACGCACAGGCGAGCGCGTCAAGGGTTTGAAAGCCGCGATGGGTGAGAACACCTCCGGAGTTGGCGGGTACTTAGTACCTGATGACTTCTTCGCCGGAATCGTTGAGAAGCGCAACGAACTCTCAATCCCGCGCCGGGCTGGCGCAACCATCCTGCAAACTTCACGTGATGTATTGAACATCCCGATTGAGGCGACCTCACAGACCTACTTTGCACAGTCCGCTCATGACATGGCAGCCGTTGACGAGGATGAGCCGACCATCGGGCAGGCAGCCGCAACCATCTTTGACTTCACCAAGTTGGTCAAGGTATCAGAAGATCTGTTGGAAGATTCAGCAGCGAACCTCAACCAGTTCCTGGCGAACTCGTTTGGTCGCTGGATGGCCATGACCGAGAACCGCAACGCGCTCATCGGTGGTGGCACTACCGCGCCTCAAGGCGTGACCGTTGGTGGAACCGCTGCCTTGACCTTTGACGACACCAACAGCATTTCCGCAGCCGAAATCCCGGAACTGTATCACAAGTTGGCCGGTCAATACCGCGACAACGCCGTGTGGGCAATGAACGACGACACCCTCGGCATGTTACGCGGTCTGTCATCCTCGAGCGTGTTCACATTCGGCGCGCACGAGATCAACGACGAGAGCATCATGGGCAAGCGCGTGTTCACTTCGACTTACATGCCGAAGTACACCACCACCAAACACAATGCAATCGTGTTCGGTGATTGGAGTATGTACGCCCTCGTAGAGCGCAAGGGGTTAACGATCCGGCGCTTGAACGAATTGTACGCTGGAAATCGCCAGGTTGGTTTGCTGGCTGTGTTCCGGCATGGTGGAGTCGTGTTGCAGTCCGAAGCATTCGCAATCGGCACAATGGCCTAACGTAAGGGCAAATAAGGGGGAGGGTGTAATGCCCTCCCCGGAAGGAAAAACGCTATGGAAGAACTATTTGCCTATGTAAAACCAGCAATGGCAGTTGTGCCTGTCTCCAAGACCGGCGCAGCGATTGCCGCAACTGCTGTTGACGGCACGGGTTACGGGCGTTGCGCGTTCCTGTTCCTCACCGGCACAATCGCAACGGGCGGTGGTGTTAGTTGCTCCGTGACCGAGAGCGCGACATCAAACGGTGTTTATACCCAAAAAGCGACCACTGCCGCGTTGACAGACTTCGGCACGACCGGAGCGTCAAAGGTTTATATCCTCGACGTACCGATCAACTCCGACAAACCCCACTTGAAGCTATACGGGACTTGTGGAACGGCGGCGGTATTGCATGGCGCGGTTGCGCTGCTTTACGGGCGCAACGGAGTACAGGCTGACCCGAATCTTGCCACGTTTGCGGGCGAGTACAAAAGATTCTAGTGTAAAGACAGGGGGAGGTTTGTTTTCCTCCCCCCAAAGGATAAACATGAAGATACGAATTTTGCAGAACTTCAACGGACTGGTGGACGGCAAGTCAATCCGATTCAAGGAAGGTCAAGAGGTTGAACTGACAGACCCTGACGCGCTGGATAACTTCCTACGCGGTGGATATGCCGAACTCTTGAAACCAGCCGTCAAGGTCGTGGAAAAGCCAGTGCACGCGAAGGGTATCAAGGTGAAATAAATGACCATATCAAACGGCTATACAACGCTCGTAACAGTCAAGACCGCGCTCGGCATACCGCTTGACGAAAGAGATGACGACTTCTACCTGGAATCGACCATTGAGAGCGTCAGCCGGTTGATCGACAACCACACCGGGCGCAGATTCTACGCGGAGACAGATACCAGGTACTACTCACCGGTAAGCCTTGACGCGATTTACACCGATGACATTATCACCGTAACCACGCTCAAGACTGACGATGACAACGACGGCACATTTGAAACCACTTGGGCGACAACGGATTACTTACTCATGCCATTCAACGCGGGCGAGAACGGGCGACCCTACACGTGGATTGAGACAAGCGGGTACGGCAATTACTCATTCCCTCTCGGAGTGAAACGCGCCGTGCAGTTAGTCGGTTCATTCGGGTTTAGCACAACCACACCAAAGCCAATTGTGGAAGCCTGCAAGATTCAGGCAATCCGGTTATTCAAGAGGAAAGACGCGCCGTTTGGAGTGATCGCTGGCGGCGAGATGCAGCAGAGCATGACCATCCCAGACCTTGACCCTGATGTGAAGATGCTACTTTCACCGTATGTGAGGCGGGTGTAATGGCAATCCAAGACGCAATCGCGAGAATGCAGACAGACATTGAAGCCATATCCGGCATCAAGGGCGCGGATCAATATCTACCCGAAGCCCTGCCGACTGTTGAGAATTGGGTCGTGATGTACCCCGGCGAGACTGAATTTATACCCGGCTTACCTTCCGGTTACATGACGGCTATGTACTCGGTAATCATTGAGATCCACACACCGCGCAACACCTTACCGCAAGCGCATAAAAGGATTGTTGCGTTATTCGATGACATCCCGTTGAAACTCTTTGACGACCTCTACGACACAAAACTGAATAACACGGTATCAACTTTTGGAAGCATCACGAGTACCGGCTTAATCGCTATGAACTACGCCGGAATTGACACGGTGGGATTCAGGTACACGGTACACGGGATCAAAATTCAGACTGCGATATAGGAGATTATGGTCGAGAAAAAGAGCGTATTAGAGCAGTACCCGATTATGAGTTGGGCGTTTCCGCGCATCCTCGTCGCGTTCCTCCTGGAGCGCACCATCAGTTATGCCGACCTCGTGTTTCCCTCCGTTGTGCAAATCGCCGCGCAGGGGCCGGTAATCCTCAACATGCCGTATATGCGTACCGATTTGGCGCGCAACCGGGCAAGCATGGAACTCTTGAAGACAGACTTCACCCACCTCCTCATGCTTGACATTGACCATGTTCACCCGCACGACATTATTCAACGGCTGGCGCGGTGGGTCGTGAAAGACCCGAAGAAGTATCAAGTCGTGGGTGGGCTGAATTACAGGCGTTCAGAGCCTTACGACCCGTGCGCGTACAAGATCGGTGACGATGGATCGATGTACACAATCGCATGGGAAAAAGACGACGAGATATTAGAGGTTGACCGGTTAGGCACGGGATCCATTTTGATAGCGCGTGAAGTGTTAGAGACAATCCCGCCGCCCTGGTTCGTCAATGATTACTCGCAAGCGTGGCGTGACGCGTGGCCTGGTGAAGACATTGGGTTCAACAAACTGTGTGTACAGCACGGAATCAAGATGTGGGTGGATGTTACCGTGACAAGTCCTCATATCACCCCCGCCATTATTGACGGCGCGACGTGGCAAAAGTGGGCGGCGAACAATCAAGACCTCATGGAGGCGCGGGATGCTTAGCGTGATTATCGTTGGCATTGACGACTGGGAACGCTACACGCGCCCGTTGATAGCGGATATTTGGACTCACGAGCCGGATGCAAACATCGTTGTTGTGGATAACGCAAGTGCTACTCCCTACCCGAAAGGTGAGCATATCCACAGGACTGACAAGAGACTTGGTTATGCAGAAGCGTTGAATTGGGGTATTGACCGGGCAGGGGATTCAGATTGGTACGTTGTAATGAACAACGATGTGAGGGTGCATAAAGCCTTTACAAAAAGGGTTGAATCGCTTGCCACGTCCACGCTCTATGGATTCAAAAAATGGACAGGCCACGAACTGCTGAAATCGAAACCTGATTATCTTTCCAGTTGGTGCATGTTAATCAGCCGTGAGGTGTGGCATAAAATAGGCAAGTTTGACGAAGCGTTTACCCCGATGTATTTCGAGGACATTGATTACTGCATAAGAGCCGCTAAAGAGGGAATACCCCTGATAGAGTTTGATCGTGACGAGTGGGGAATTGAGCATCTTTACATGGACAAAGAGCAGGCGCGGGCTGACTTCAAAGAGAAAAAAGCGGAACTGCTTAATAGTTTGATGAACTACCTCAAGGAGAAACATGGCATCGAATAGAGTCGGAATCATCCCGGCGGCTGGCGCAGCAAAACGATTCGGCGGCGTGTTCAAGGAACTTCTACCCGTTGGCGAGTCGATGACGCTGCTCTCACGCGCGGTTGACACGCTCGAAATGATACCGGTTGACACAACAATCATTGTCACGAACCCGCAGAAGATCGCGGCGCACTCCGTAGCCTTGCAGGGAAGGAACGTCGAGTTTGTAACGCAGGTGGACAAGCCTGATATTTGGGGCGCGATAGCATCGACATTGAACATTGACGCGGATTGGTATTACTTCATCATGCCGGACACAATGCAGGAGCAGGGAAGATTCCCTGAATTACCAGACCACCGGTTTATGCTCGGGTTGTTTGAGACATTTGACCCGCAGAATTACGGCGTGTTATTGAACGGCGAAATCGTTGACAAGAGCGCATCACTAGCACCTCCACAAACCGCGTGGGGAACGCTGGTATGGTCAAGGGAATGCGTCGAGTTATGGAAGAAATACTTGCCTGAAATTAGGGATTACACGCAAGCGTTCAATATGGCAATGGAGCAACTCGGATGGGGGACGTACTCACTCGCCTG